CCATCAGTGACGATAGCAGCGGTTTCGGGGGTTGTTATAAATCCAATCATGCTAATGTAAGTCCTGTAACGGTTTCCCAAAGGGTCTTAATCGCGAGCGAGCAATCTTCAGCTTGTGCTTGTGTAAGACCGTTTCCAAGACCCCACGCAAACTCTGAGCCTTTAGTTCTGTTACTAATGGTCGGCAAACGTCTCGCGAGGAAGTGGGGGTTATGATTGTAAATAGCGGTTGTATCGTTGGATGCGCTAGAAACGACCGTCGTTCCTGATGTAGTTCGTTTTAGGAGGAACCTCGCGTTTGTAGCGGTGCTTGAGCCAACGTAAATCCCTCGATAGCTACTTTGTCCTGACATAGTTACCCCCGTTGTGTTAGACGGCTGTCTAAAATAAGATGTGCCTCCATTCTGAAAATTAAGCATCGCGAGACTCTGGGCAGAAGCAGTCTGAGCAACTCCACAAGCGTCATGAACTGAGTCATCATCTAAATGAATACCCCGCAAAAGGAGCGCGTCACCTGTTACAATCCCCATAGCTGACGGTGTAGCACCCGTGTCGAAATGAGTGTTTACTCCATTTCCTGTAACAAACCCAGAATTGTGACTAATGGTTCCGCTAAATGTTCCGCTTGTTCCACTTACGAGACAACGTGCGGAGGGCGCAGCGGCGTTCCAGACAGGGAAATAAAACCTCTTTAGTTTTGAATACCATCCCTCGGCTTTTCCAGTGATATAGAACGTGTCAATAGCTGCTGTTTGAGCTAGAGAAAGTCTAACTCCGTCCCCTCTAAGCAAGGAAACATAAGACGCTGCGTCAGAGTCAGACGGGTTAGAAGAGAATCCACTAGAAACCTTCGTAGTAAGGGAGCGGGTCAATCCTTGTGTCGTATGAAGCGTCCCTAATCGAAGGGAGAGCTTTTCGTCAGTCCGTCTATTCTTCCGCATACCGGCTACTCTTAAAGGTTGATGGGCTTGATAATCACTTGGACATCAAAAGCAGGACTACCTGTAGCATTGTCAACTACTACACGGATGTCGGACACAGGGGTGGTAAACAATCCACCACCGTTAGCAGTCAATGTCGTGTCTGGTCCTACGTCCACATAATTAGCTCCGATCTTGTGTTGAAGTTTAACGCTTCCTCCAGCAAAAGCACCAGATACTAGGAATGCGTTGGTTTTACCGTTATGCGGAGTGATCGCTGGGGTGGTGGTTGATGAAAAATTACCTCCCCCTCCCGAGTCTAAGCTCGTGCTAGTGATGTTGATGTCTGTTGATACTTTAGCCATAATACTTAGTAGTTAGAAGTTTGTTTTGAGATTCCTAAACCACCAACGACAGGCCGGCGTTCAACAAGACTAGCCACACCCCTTGGTTTCCCTTGGGTTTTGGCGGGTTTCTCTTTTGGTTTAACCGTCTCGGCTATAGCAGTAGGCGGTGGAGGACTCGCAGGAGGCTCCTGGGGTTTTGGCGTTTTAACAGACATACACATGGTCTTAGTCTTCTTGTAGTGGTTTTAGGTGGTTAGCTAGCTGATCGTCATGAAGACGTTTTAGAAAGTTAACGAGATCACGCTTCCCCCCATAAAAGTCAATCTCCCGAAGCGAATCGCTAGGGGAGAAATCCTTACTTGGAACACGTTCGTCCAAGAACTTAATCAATTCTGTGGGAATAGGAGGGATGTATTCAATCATTGTTAACAGTCCTATTATGGGTCTGTTCATCTAACTGCCTTTGAAGATGAGCCAAAGCTCGCCATGCCATTGCCGCCCAGTCCCCCTCCAAGGTGTGACGAAGCATCGCATCTAATTCATCCTTGGACTTGGTTTTATCCCACCATATCTCCAAGGAATCTGGGTGATGCTGGAGGTTCCCCTTAACGGATTGCTTGGCGACTTCAACGAGCGCGTCTGGGAAATAACAAAACAACCCCCGATACAGAGGGATCATCTTACGCTCCTCGGCTGTTCCTTCAATGTGGATGGTTACGGTGTCCATAGTGTTATCTCCTTGGTGTCGTTATCGTAGTAACCGTCCCGAAGGATGAACGCCATGCGAGCATTAAGCAACGCTTCGTCCTCCCCCATTCCGGCTTTCTCATAAGCATTAACAACAGTCTGCCATTCCGCTCCCTCTTTATCAAGGAGCTTTTCAGCAGTCTTCAAGCCCACACGAGGAACACCAAAGTATCCATCGGTGGCATCGCCGGCAAGCGTCTGGACTAGGTGCTGTCTGTCTGCTTCCTCCAAGGTGATGGTTCGAAGTTCATCCTTAAGGAAGTTATACCAGATGCACGGAACGGTCGCGAAGTCTTTGTCGCCACTAACAATAATCGAACCTGGTTCACCGCTTCCAATAATCCCAAGGACATCATCGGCTTCCAAGCGTTGCTCGTGTCGGGTTTCCCATGTGTCACAAGCCCAGTCCCGTAAAGCGCCGAGGCCCAGTGGGGTTCTCTTCTCTCGCCTGTGGGCTTTGTAAAGAGGGTTGATCTCGTGTCGGAAGGTGTAGCGATCTGAGAAGACCATTGTTACCTTGTCGCCTTCCTCCTCGTCCACCGCAAGGATCTCGTTTATGCAGTCAACGACCATAATGAAACAGTCCTTGAGATCCGAGAAGTCGGAGTGAACAGTGAAGATGTCATCATCCCACTTGATTTCTTTTTCGGCTGAGAACGCTGCCCTATAGAGAAGCATGTCGCCGTCGATGTATATTTTCTTACTCATAATGTTTTGTTTTTTTTTGTTAACGTAACGTCAGCACGTTTCCCCACTGACTTGCCATTGCTTTGGCTATTCCTAGATAAGTTTCACTTCGTATTTTCCAACGCTCCTCACTCGGGGGAAGTCGGTGTATCCTTGCTTCTCTTCCCTCCACGATTTCCGTGGGTGTTAGATTTGGAAGTCCTTTCAACCACAAGCAGGTGGATTTGGTTTCTCCATGCCCATACTGCCAAGGTTGGATGATTTGATCGGGCTTACGCCACAGTGAGGACATCACACACACCGGATTCTCAATAGCAATCATTGGGATGTCAGCTTTGGCAAGAAGCATGAAGAACGCGACTGCTGTCTGTTGTCTCCCATCTAATTGCTTTTCCTTAAAGTGACGCGCACCAGATACACTTAGATGAGTGCAAGGAGGATGAGCGATCATTAAGTCCCAAGGGTAATCAAGAACATCTTGCACATCACCCTCATAGTGGTGTCCTGGTTTTTCTGTTGGAAGAAGATCACACGACATAGCTTCATGCCCTAACTCGGTGAAAGCATCTCTTACCGTTCCACTGTATTCGCAAGCAATTAAGACTTTCATCAACCTAGTGTGTTTCAGCCCAATTAGATCCTACCTTGTATTCCCCGTCAAGACGGCATTTGAATTTCAACTCCTCGCCAGCCTTGGTGAGTGAATCACAGAACAACTTACCGAGTTCGTCAGCGTGTTCCGGTAGACAGGAGAACTGAACCTCGTCGTGGATGTTACCGTGGAGTTCGTAAGGCAGCTTTGCGTCACGCGCAAAAACAACCAAAGCCTTCTTCATAACAACTGCGCCACTTGCTTGTAACAAAAGATTCAATGCGGAGTGTGCAGAGCGACAGTGCAGCTTGCGACCGTCCAAACCACCCAACCATGTCTTCCCCTTAAGGGCTTGCTCGATGCTTTTCAACAGGCGCGCTACGGCTGGGGTCTTACGCTTGAAGGCTTCCTTGATTCGTTTTCCTTCTCGTCTTCCTCCACCAACAATGTTTCCAACCAACTCATCGCCTCCTCCGTAAAGGAACGCATAGATAAAGCGTTTGGCCTCATCCCTTGAAGGCAGTCCCGCAGCCTGTTGGTTAGCGGTGTGGATGTCACCTTCCAGGATTGTCCTTCCGTATGCTCCGTTGTCGTAAGGGTGCAGGTAGTGAGCAAGGCATCGTAGCTCCAAGCCACTAGCATCAGCACCCACCAACACCTTTCCTTCGGGAACCGTGAAGCACGATCTACATTCCTTTCCGTAGGTCGCCCTAACTGCTGGCACTTGGGCAACATTAGGGCGGGTGTGAGTGCATCGACCGGAGACCGCACCGTTGGTGTTAACCTCACCGTGTATGCGTCCATCCTTAACCATCTTTAACCAAGCGTTACGACCCTCTGCGACTTGTCCCAAGCGTTTGGTGATTAACAAATACTCCAATAACATATCCGCTTCCGGTGTCTCCACGCCACGAAGAACTGCTTCGTCAATCTTCGGTCGCTTCCCTTCGTAGGCTTTGGGCTTCCACCCCATGTTCATCAAGCGTTCCGCAATCTGGTCGCGACTGTTAGGGTTGAATGGAACGGTCTTGGTTTTGTTACCAGTCTTAACAGCTTTATCCGCTAACACTTGTTTCAATCCTGCTTCTTTTAGGACGAGCTTCAAGCCTCCCTTGGTGGCCGCGTGGTAGGTTTTCCCATCAACATCAACACTCCATCCCTTCGGTGTCTTCATCTCCTCGGTGGTCGCAGGGAACATCTCTTGGAGTTCATCACGCATCTCTGCACGGCGAGCCATGAGAGTCTCAGTGAGATCATTAGCGGCATCCACATCAAATGGCCAACCGTTCATTTCTTGGACTGTCATCAACTCCGCGAAGTCATGCTCCAGGTGTAACATCTCGGACGAGGGTTTCTGATCCATGAAGTGTTTGAAGAGAGATGCTGTCACACGAACGTCTTGCTCGCAGTAGTCCTCCATCTCTTGGCTCCACTGTGTCCAGTCCTCGGACTCCCCGTGGTCAGACTTCTGGTTACCTAAACGAAGACCCCATGCCTTCAGACTGTGGCGACCTCTAAGGTTCTTCGGGAACTCCTCTCCCATCGTCTTAACATCCTTTTCATAAAGGTCCGTTGCGATGACAGCAGACATGACCTTAGTGTCCACCACCTTGGCCTTGATCTCGTAGCCCAGCTTACGGAGTGCCGGCGCATCAAAGTTAATGCTGTTGTGACCACAGATGTTGTAGGCTGAGTTAAGATAATCAACACCCTCTTGAAGATCCCCCTTCTGTGAGTTAAAGGATCGCATTGAGTTGTCCTCTGGGTTGAACACACTGATGCAGTGGAGGTCTGTTAATCCACCGAGGGTCGGCCAATGGTCAATGGCGTTGGTTTCGATGTCGAAGAATAATATTTTAGTTTTCATAATTATTAGAGGGATTCAAAGTTACACTCAGCCATACGACCAGTGTTAGGGTTAAAGGAAAGGTTGTCACACAGTCCGGTCTCTCCACTGAAGCGGTTCTTGAGAACACGGATTGCTGTAAGGTGCTTATGCTCAGTGTCTTGCTGGTTACGCTCCAAGCCCACCACCATGTCACTTAGCTGGGCGATCGCTGCGGAACCTCGGAGGTGTGCAAGGCTGGTGCTGGTTCCTTCTTCATGTCCTCGTCCATCCGAGGGACGCTTAAGGTGGCTCACCAGTATTAACGCAATGCCACACTCCTCAACCAACGCACGGAGCTTGGTCATAAGGTTATCAATCATGCGGCGTTCGTCGCCATCTTGCATACCACTGACAACAATGCTGACATGATCAAGAACGACATACTCAACATCCATCGCCTTCGCCATGTGCATGACATGAGACAACAGACGGTCGGCATCGAGGCTTCCCCAGTGGTCATATAACCACATCCTTCCCGATCCTACTGTGTTAGTGTAAGCCTCATCAAACTCAAGGTCTTCATAGATGGACTCAGGGTCGAGGTGTAGTTGTTTACCCATCTCCAATCCAACGATACCCAACGCAGTGCGCTCGATGCTTTCCTCAAGGGCGATGTATCCCACGGACTTATCAGTGGTGGTGAGGATGTGATGGCAGATGATACGACAGATCTGCGACTTCCCTTGGCCACTTCCCGCACAAAAGGTAACAATCTCTCCCTTTCGTATTCCTCGGGTCATGTTGTTAAGACCGTCGAATGGGTAAGGGATGCTTTCGGTGTGCTTCGGGTTGACCAATCTTTCATGGATGTCAGCACCAGAGATAATAGCATCAGGTCTCCACGGGTTAGCTTGGAAGATCGCATGGATAACATCCTTGGATCTCTTGTTGACCAAGCATTCGTTGGCATCCTTTAACGGAAGACGGGCGACCTTGGCTTTACCGGCTGGAAGAATACCAACAACATCTTCTACGGCTTTACGCCCTGGTTCATCCTCGTCGAACATCAGGATAACCTCCTCCCACTTCTCAAGCCATCGAAGGTTCTTCTTAAATACGTTAGCTGCTGACTGCGATCCAGTCGGAAGGGAGACCACAGCATATTTGTTCTCTTGGATCTGGCTAACACTCAGGGCATCAACCTCGCCTTCAGTAACAACTAACTTCCGTCCCCCCATCGGGTGCAGGTGTTGTCCATAGAAGCGATCAGCAATCTTACCAAGGATCATGAACTGCTTTCCTTCAAAGCGTAGCTTCTGTCCTACCAGTTTTCGGTCATCGTTATAGTAGTCAGCGATGTGACAACACCGTCCCTTGTATTCACCAATGTGGTAGCGCATGTGGCGACAGGTGTCGTGTGTTATGTGACGGGCGGGGATGTCGGAGTAACGTCCATTGAGGAACGTGTCATCCGTTGAGTGTAGTGGTTTGTTTATTTTCATTTCAATTTTTTTGTCATCAGATGGTCGATTGTAGGAGCCACAGGAGTGGCAGTATGTCGAATCATCTTCGTTAATGCACAAGGCATCGCTTGAGCCGCACTCGTCGCACGGCAAATGTGTTTGTTTATACATGGTGGTGGTTACCTAGTCGAACCAAGAACGTGGGATGCTGTTCTCACACCAAAGGAATCCGTGCTTGTCACACCAATCCGCATAGGTGGTCTTACTCCGTTTGTTCAAGGTGTTAGATGCACGCATAAAGACGAACCTTATGTCCATCTCTGGGTGCTGTTTTTTTATCAATAAATGCTTGGCACGGTCACTCGAAAGGAATCGACCCTTAGCCTCCAGCATAACACCATTCTCAAGAACAAAGTCAGGAGTGTAATGGTGCTGCTTGAGGTAGCCGATCCGTTCGGTCTCGTAGCCGAAGCTGACCCCCGCACGCTCTAGTGCAAGGGCCAACCTCTTTTCAAATTTAGAACGGAACCTTGGCATCAGAACCGTTGTCATCAGTGAGCGCATCACCGAGGTCTTCGCTTACGAATCCTCCATCCTCTGAACCAAACCCGAAGGCTTCGCCACCACCAGGATTGTATTCAACAAGCTCAATGAGTTGAGCAGCACGAAGTCTAAGGGTGTATCCAACACCGAGCATTGGGCTGTTCCATGAGTGTGGTTCAACGGACAGACGGAACTTGGAACCGCTGCCAATGTTGGGAGGATCGTTGATCTTCTTGCCGGTGCTATCGAACAGGGCGACCGAGAAGTTTAAGACTCCCTTATTGGTTTCCCGTCGAGCTACTTGTTTGGCAAACAACTCGTAGTCACCGTCCTTATTCTGCTTGAGTGGGGGTTCATCATGACGCTTGAGCTTCTTGCCATCAGCCTCTTTGCAGTGGCGTTCGTATTCAGCCTCAAGCCAAGTGCTGATCTGAGCGTCAAAGGCATTGTAGTCCTCTTCACTCAGTATCAATCGACAGCTAAACACGCCGTTGTCATCGAACTTGGTGTCAGGTTCTACCAGTTTGGGGTAAACACTTTTACCTACTGGGGTGGTCAGCTTGTATCTTTTTTGGTTTTTCATCTTTTTTTGTGGTTTCTTTTTGTGGTTTCTTTTTGTGGTTTCTTCAGCTTTAATTGTTAGCTGAAAAAGTATTTTGAGTCCCGAAGGGTGTTAACATCAAAGGTTCCGTATTCGGGTAGGGGAGGTAGAGGCTCAACACTATTGTTTTGCCATTGTTCGGCAAGGCTGGCAAGAATATCTTTCGAGAACATTGCGGCAAAGGAGTCGCGTATCGAAGAGGCTAATACATCGCAGTTATTACTGTGAGTGGCGAAGCTGTCATGAATCATCGCGAAGTCATAAACACCACGGCGATGGGCTTCGTTAGTAGTTAACACCAACCCAGCAGCGTCAAGACTATGGACTACATTAGGAGCTACCCCGTTGCGCTGCTTGCGCGTGTCGAGTTCATCGGTGCTATCCTTAAATCTAACAGCAGTGAGTGACCCGTGTAACCATGTGGCGACCTTCCGGCTGACCTGCTTGCGGTAGTCTTGGCTCACTCGGAACCCACTCGGTGTTGTCCATGTTAACGCCTCGTCCTGTTCCGCTAACATATGGGCAACATCCTGGAACCAATCCATGACTTGCTTCGGGCGAGTAAGGAGAGTCTCAATGCTTTCCCACAGGAGATCCCCAAGATACTTAATGGCTGGGTAAACGTGCCGGCGACCAAAGACACACTCGATACCACGTTGCCGTCGGGTCTCATCATACCATGACGCTACATAATCCCTGTTGGAGTAGGGAGTGAGACCATAACTATAACACATCACCGGACGCTTGGACATCTTACGGTCGATCCCGAAGTCGATCCAAAGGCGAGCGTAGTCACGTCCCTCAGCGGCATGATCACGAAGGACTCCCAAGGTGTGATCCGATACCATCCGGTAGATGTCTTCAGGGGAATCCGTAGGGCTTACGTTGGTTGCGTGGCATCCATGTTCATCCCTGCTCAACAACGACAACAACTGTAACCCAGAGTTCGTCGCGTCCATAGCACACGGAAGGTATGTCTGAAAGTTCTTGGAGGTCTTGGTGTGGAGGTCAGCCCATTCAAAGCACCACGCCAACGCTTGCCACGGTTCGTCTGCCTCTGCCCACTCCCTGTTCCCCCTTGGGTCGTTGGCAATCCGTATGGCATCACGGGTGAATCCTTCAGCCCACGCAAGGCGATCATCGAAGGCGATCTTGTCGTGGCCGAAACAGTTGGCCCCGTGGATGCCTAACCACTTCTTGTCCTCATCACTCTTGATGGGAAGACCCCTGTGAAACTGTAACAATCCCCTGCAATGGTCTGGTCCTTGGTAGTTAAGATAGCTGGGGATCTGATAGATGCGACCACGGAAGTCACACGAGGATGGCATAAACATACGCTCACCACGAAACTTACGGGCAAGCATCAAGATCTTTGAGATGAGAATGCGCTGACTCGCTAGGCCCATGTTGTGTGCCGCTAACTCACGCTTGTCATCACGCCAGTTCCGTATCTGCTCCTCCGTCATGTTAGCGTTGGCATCAGTCCACTCTGGAAGGGGAACATCTTGGCGAGGCGGTAGCCCTATCTCTAGGTCGCTGTCCCATGCCCACTCCAGGACATCCATGACGCGGTTGTTGATGGCATAGGGTGTCTCTTGAATAAGGTTAACCGCATTGTAAACCTCGGGCATCTCCGGTGCTTGGCGTAACACATCCCGATCACTGCAGCGGATAAAAGGTAAAGCCGGAAGAGGACTGGAGTCATCCGAGGCGAACCCGTAGCCTCCCCCAAAGACTCGATCCCACGGTGTAGGGGACTCAACCATCGGCATCCAGAATGGCAGCAACAGTTCGCGGTGATTGTTATAGTCGTTGATCCACTCCCTTGTGACTTCCGAAAGCTCCACCATACGCATCGGTTTGAAGACTCGTCGCCGGCGTTGGGCTTTCTCAGTGAAGGCAATCAAGCCGGTGCGGTCATGCACTATCTCTAACAACAACGCTCCACACCCAATGCGATCTCTGCGTGTCCAATCATCCCAATCCATCTCCTCATTCCTTGCGGTCTTGTGAAGGTAGCGACTCTGGACGGCCCCACGATTGGCGAGGTCTTGCATACGCTTGACCAATCGACTACCAAACTCATGGTCACGAATTAACATGGACGAAAGCAACTGGTCTTCAACGGCACGACCCAGCTTGCTTGCGACCGAGGCGTAGCTGCGTGGCTCATCAAGGATATCAAGGGTGGCTTTAACTGCTAACAATCCCACCGCACGGGTATCGGGAAGGGTTAACTCAGCAAGGCACTTCTGCCAGCGAGATTTGTTACGGATAGGTTTGATCTTTTCAATGGACTCAGTAAGCCCTAACACCACCGGCTCCACCCCGTCACGCATGATGCGTCTTCCCGCCTGTGTCAATGACCCCTTGGTGCTTGTGGCATTACGACGATAGCGAGCTACCCCCATGTCCACCATGTCCTGATTCAATTCGTCCTGTTTCATATCATAAAGTGCACCACTGTGTTCAATGAAGGCAAAACAGTAACCTGGTCCGTAGCTCTCCTACGACTCTATTCAGCGATGACATTTTGATTCTAATACTGTTGGGGGTGACGTTCAAGAGTTTTTCGCTCTAGGTGACGGTTTACATTCTTCAGGATGTTCTGGATGATAAACCTCAACTCCGGCTCCGTGTTGATCCTACGGTCAAGAGACCGGACAGCATGGGGGACGCTACTGTGTGAGACATACCCAAAATAATCCGCAAGGATCTGCTGCTGTATTCCAAAGCTCTTGTGCAGGAGTGACGCCGCGATTGATCTCGGGACTGAGTATTGGCAAGCCCTGGATTTAACAAACAGGTCACCCTCGTCAATGGCAAACTCAGCGGCTACTAACGCGCACACCCTTTCGACGATGTTACGCTTGTAGCTGGTGAGTCCTTTAATCGTTTTATCTTTCTTTGTTTTCATAATCATTTCTTACAAGGTGAGTCGAAGAGATTCTCCAACCATCGGCTGAATTTTTTACCACTGAATGAAACACACGCATCTCAGCCATGTGATCATCCTCGTCGAAACTATTGAGCATCTTGTGGACTTGCCACTTTGTTAACATCACGGAGGCATTGAGTTGTTGAGGTGGGGCCGGCGGTGGTGGCGGTGAGTATGGTTGCCAGAACAGAACAGTGGAGGTTGAAACGGCACACAGGGCGGTTATTGTAAGTAGTATTGTTTTCATGTTAATGGTGGTGTTTAGTCCTCAAAGAATTCTCCGGTTTCAATGCCGTAAATTAAATTGTCCGTCAGGAATCTCGATATGATGACACATTCAAGTGCGATTTCATATGATCCATGGTCAGCGTAACTCTTTGCATCCCGTGCGTATTGTTCAGCGTTTTTCTTGAGTTGCTTCAGTATTTTCTTTTGTTTTATTTTCATGATCTGTTGTTGATTATTGATGTAGAGTGTTCAGGTTATCCAACTTCTGTTCTAGGGATAAATACCAAGACGTTGACGATTCATCCCCTCTATGACTCCTTCCTCGTATGCCATCTTCGCCATCCGTTCAGCGAATTGCAAAATGCTTTCGCCCATCATGGGGTTGTATTTCCACGCCTCGGCCTTCCACCAATCAGCGGAATTAGTAACCGGAGGCTCTACTTTTTGTTCTTCGTTCATGTTGATTATTGGTGGTGGTGCAGTGAGATTTGAACTCACACATTGGCACTCTTTGTATCGAGCCGTCTCTACATTGGACTATGCACCATTTTGGTTAGGCGTTATCCATCAAGTCCCGTGCTGCTGCAAGATCCGTTGGGACCAATTTGGCGTAGCGTAGCGTCATCGTGATGTCCTTGTGTCCCATCCAGGATTGCACCACCTTAACATTAACACCCCGACTAAGGAGTCTTGTGGCACACGTATGGCGGCATGTATAGAACACAAATCGGCCCAACGAGGAATCCTTTCCGCGAAGCTTACGCCACTCACGGGTGATCCTTATGCCTCGGAACTCAGCCCAGCTTTTCCGGCGTTCCAAACACTCCAAGGCTTTCTTTGTGAGAGGGATGGTGCGTGGCTCCCCGTTCTTGGTTTTAATAACATCAATCACCGCACCCACTACCGGATCTTTTCGGATCATCTTGGAGTTCAGGCCCAACGATTCAGAAGGACGAAGACCTGTTTCAATCGACCACACAAAGAAGTCCCGAAAGCGATCACACTCAATCAACGATTCAATGTGAGCTTGGTCTTCCGCACTGAAAAATCCAATACGCGCATCGTTGCCTTGCTTAAGGCGCGGAACTTTAAGCCCAACGTCATGCATCCCTCGCTCCCTTGTGAAATCCAAGGCGGTCTTTAGGGTCTGGAGCTTGCTGTTGATAGTGGAAGGCTTGTTACCTTTTGAGATCTCATCGCGGATCACCTTGTCGATTGTGCCCAACGAAAGACCCCTTGTTGTTTTCGGGAGGTTCCTGAGCCAGAAGGTTATATTTCGCTGCTCAACTTCCTCCCTGGCTTTACCGGCCCAACGATTCAAGAAGGTGGTGTCGAATATCTCTGCTAGTGTCGTGTTTTTCTTTGACATGCCCAACGATTAAAACGGATGCGGGAAAAGGTCAAGATTGTTTTTTGGTTGTTTTTTATCTCCACCAGGCCAGGGCTTAAGGTGCTTACACTTTCGCGGGAAAACGTAAGGACGTAAGGGGAAAGACCGAGGGGAAAGCACGATGGGAAAGCACGATGGGAAAGGCGAGGCGAGTTTTAAGAGCGTGAGAATCGCGCAAAGCGTTTTGTCCTTGGGGAATGCCTTGGGAATTCCACGCTCGCAACCTTAAACAAGGGGAAAGGACAAAAGAAAAGAGCCACCAAGGGGAATCCCAAGGTGGCTCTTGCGTGGTGGATTGTGGCGGCGCTTAGGCTAGGACTAACTTTATCAGGAAATACCAAACCAGGGCGAAAGCGAGGGCAAGCAAAACTTCGCTAATTCTCATTTCTAATTTCTTGTTTGAATTTCAATTCAGATTCATGGAAGCGCTTTTCAGTTCTTCCAATCCACACAAGAAACGCCACGGCGACAATCGCAAAGGTGATTTCCGCGCGTTTCACTTAATCCTCCCCTCTAACGTGATCTTGTCACCATCACGGAATTTATCGCCATGCTGCCAGAACCATTCACCACTTTTCTGATAGATACCGATAGGAAGGTATTCATTCAAGCGCGCTTTTGTGGTGACAGTGTGCCATCCCCCAGTATCAACGATAATTTCGTTTTCCGAATTGAGCGTTATAATGTCAGTTTGATGCAATCGGATTGCGATTTCTTTTCCCCGCCTAATTAGGTAAGTGTTATTTCCAATTTTGCGACGATCTTTACAACGACCCGTGAGCATGGCATTAGCTGTTTGGTAATTCATTTTTCTATTTCTGTTAGTTTGTTTTCAAAATATTACGGCGATTGTCCAACGCAACGTAGTCAATCCACTTGCGGAGAGATTCCAAGCATTCAGCGGAGCGAGCGTAAAAATCCGATTCCTTTTTATCCTTGGCGTATTGGATTCTGATTTTTTCCTCGGAGTCTTTCACGGCGTTTTCGTACTCATCCGTTGTTTTCAGTTTTTCGCGAAGCTGGTTTTTCACTTCGCCATATGCTTTATCCAAGGAATTCCGGATTTCGCGCGTCTGCTTGTGCCGATATTGCTGGCGTTCCGTTTGCAATCGGAAAATTTCAGATTTCAACTCGCGCCGCTCTTCCAACGTCGCCTCTTTATCTTCCTCAACTAATTTGTCACTGTAAAGAGTCTGAAGGTTAGTGATTTCTTCAACGTTGAATCGCTCAATTTCCTCAAAATCAGTTTTGAGCTTTTTGAGACATGGCGGCAAATCTTCTTCCGCTTCTTTATCAATAGGCGGCATTTCGAGGATCCCTCGTACGTGATTAACACAAAGGCGATGGCAACCACAAACTAAAAGAGAGGGATAGCTTTCAATCTCGCCGTAATCAGTGCGAAGATGCGAAAGCTTGCCCTCCAGGAAATTCCTAGCCTCTTCTTTTTTGAGTGTGACAGTTACGCCGGAACTAAAAACCAAACGATCATTTTCCCATGATTTGATTTCCTGATTTGCGCTTCCAAGATTCCGTCCGCTAGTCAATCGGCACCAAAAGTTCCATTTTTGTCCCGCTTTGGTCAAAGGCATTTTAGCTCTCACGAGGTTTTCAAGCGTGTCAGATTTAACGGGAAACAATCGGTTTTCAAGGCTCGAAATAGCCTTGTGTGAAAGGTCTCGAAAGATTGAATAGAAATCATGGACATCTCCGCTTCTCAAATCCCTTGTGGAATCAAGATGTCCGCGCGGATTTGTTCGAACGCAATCCATTACGCGCGCCGGAGATAGCGGCAAAAGGTTTTCCAAGTAAGCGTTAATGGAAGTTTTAACTACGCTTAACTCCCACTTACGCAACGGAACACGCGACAAGGAATCCCGATATTCACGCTCTACGCTTGTTAAATCAGCATCAAGCAATAGGAAAAAATCCCGCTTCACTCCTTGCCAATCGCAATAAGCCACAAGCGGAACGAATTTAGGAACGCCGTCATTCATTCGGAATTGACCCGAAAAAATAACACTCCCCGCCGTTCTTTTTGTGACAAGGATTGCGCGATTTTTGCGAAAGAAAAGCGTGTCAGAATCGCAATTGAACAATTCCATATATTCCGCAAACTTTTCGCGATGGTGTAACCTGTGTATGTCAGGATAATCCGAAACTCTCACAAGCTCACAATTTATTTCATTAATTACTCCCTCAAATTTGAGGAATACCGTTTTGTTTTCTAGGTTTGTTTTTTTCATGTTTCAACAGGAGTCTATTAACTCCCCAAAATCCCCCGCCACGACACACGCAACGAGGGATTGAAGGGAACTAACACACTAATTAGTGTGTAGATAGTTTAGTGCGTTTGCGATTGCTTCATTCCGGCGCGTGATGTCTCTAATTGAGTTCACTTTTATTACCTCTCGAGAGATCTCCATCAAATATCCGGAAGGATTGTCAATCTCGCCGGCCTTGTAACGTTCCAAGGTGGTTAATCCTGAATGATTGCGATGCGTTAGGAGAGCTTGCACGTCCTTCATACCGTAGTGCATTTTCATGATGGCTTGTTGTGCTTCTTTTTGTGTCATGTCTCTACTTCTGAATTGTGATTGAACTGGAAGTGACAGTGAGCGATACCTTTTCCCCCGTGGTCGCGTGGAGCGTAGTAGTGAGCTTGTCGGTATTGGTATCAATAATCGGACGCGCTTCCGTTCCGGCGACTTTACGAGATCCGTTAGGGTTTTTGACATAGCGCAAAACGCCATCCAACCAAATAACATCAAACGCATCGCCGCGCTTCCAATTGGAATCTGATAAGAGCTTCCCTTCAATCCAAAGCCTCACTTTGCCCTTGTTCAAACCTAGCCGCCTCTGTGCTGTTTTTGGGGTTTCCTCCGCTGCCTTTTGAATAGGAGCGGAGAGGGTGGCTTGTGGCTTTGCTTGTTGTTTTGTTTTTGTTTTCATCGTTTTAATGGGAGCTTTTGTTGTTTACTCCATTGCAGCCCCCGCAACAATCGAGAGGGCTGCTAGGAATTAACACCCTAGTACGGTTTTCCCTCAGTCACCTCGTTATTGAGTATGTCCAGCAAGATGGATAAACTCTTAGCGTGGATGCATGACGTTCCGTTGTGGTTAAACCCGCCCTCCAGATTAACCCACCAAGACGGTCTAGCCATCTCTCGGAGGGTCGTCCCCCACCCGTCGTATTCTTGCCACAGGACATCATCGACATCTCCCTTGGAAACCTTTGGATGACTCAGTATTTTTGTTTTCATGTTTTAATTGTTCTTTTTTTTCAGGATTAAAAGCTGGCGAGAGCATCTGTGAGTGACTGCTTGCGAAGCTTAGATGGCCGCTGGGCTTCCATGTCGGAAATGTAGTCCGCCTTGCTGTCAGCATCCCATTCACTGTCAGGGGTGCCTTCTGCATTCTCGACGAACGCATCGATGCCAGCATCGTTGCCCTCGTAGAAGGCTATTACGATGTCGCTCGATTCAAACTCGATGCCTTCCTCCTGCTCCAGTTCAACGGCAATGCCGATGACGTCTTCCTTGGTGGCAACCTCACCACATTCGAGAACGCTCTGATATACTGACTCAATAAGCTTTTCCGTTCCTTCGTTTTTCATTTTTGTTTAATGGTTTTTGTTTGTCGGTCTCAAAAAATGAGCCTCAAAGAGATTTGCACGGCATTAAAAAAGTTTCAAGAGTGTTTTTACACGAATTGTATGACAGGTAGACTTAAGGCGTTGGCTTTAAGTGTGTTAAGAGCAAAAGAAAAAAGGGGTGACACGACAAAAACAAGCGGAAATGCACAAAAACCTGGCAAAGCGACAATTCCGATTGTGGGGTCCCCTTGGTCAATAACACTCCCCTCATGGCATCCGATCACATGAAAAGACTTTCTTAATGTCGTTACAATTACCTCTCTCTTAATCACTCACGCTAGCATTCCCCAGCGATAGACCCCCCCTATCAAAAAGCGCGTCAATCGGTAGTCACAATGTCATTACTGGGAGGGCAACGGGGGGAACCGCGACCGCGCTACCGATATATACCCCTTCAGATTTTTGTAACAAAACTATTCCGGCTCCTCTTCACTGTTGTCTTCTTCTTCAAATAACAATCCATAATCTCCTCCATCTTCACGCATGCTCTGAGCCAACTCGTTGCGTCCTACAGACTCCCTTAGCTTCCCTTGGACAGTCGGAAGCATCCCGAGGGCAGCATAAGGCGTTGGGGACTCCACATGGATGTTACTAGTCTCCCTGTGATTCACAGCCACCAGGACATCATCGAAGTGTTCGTTAAGGATACTTAAGGCTAGATCAAGGCGATCCTTAGCTGACTCTGGGATGTTGGAGTTACGTTGCATTGAACACTACAAAGGTGTCTCTCTCTTTCTCCTCCTTCTTTAAGCTGTCTTAGAGACATCTCTAAGATTGGATAATAATAAGGATAATAAATAATAAATAAATCTCAGAGACATCTTTAAGAGGGGATTGTTATTTTTATCCTTCTCCTCCTTTATCTCAGAGAGAATCTTTAAGATAGGGGCTATTTCTTTCCTCCCTATTATGGGTGTTATTAGTAAGGCTTTGAGTAAGAGAGTGTTATAGAGATTCCCCGTGCAAGTGTTTTTGCAAGGGTGTTAAAGGTAGATTCGGTCTCCCCGAAAGCTTTCCATTCATCGGGGTTTGACCCAAAGAACGGCTCAATGATCACGCACGGAGCCTTGGGTCCATACAGGAATCCCGCACCGCGTTCACCGTGTGTTACCCCTTTGACTCCTCGGTCGGTGTTCCCTGGGAAGTCCTCGTTCATGGCATCGTTGATGTTGGATGCGGCTATTAAGCCTTTCGATGAGGAGTGCCAGTAAAGCATCTCGTGGCCGCTTACGGAGGGGTTGCTGAAGCTATTGAAGTGGAGTTCACAAAGGAGGTCAGCATTGAGGGGGTCTACGGTTCTTTTGAGCCATCGCATTGACTCGGTGTAGGAGTCCCCTTCGTAGCTGTTGATGATGGTTGTATTGATGTGGCTTGGAAGGTATTCCTTGATCTTTTTGGCGAGCTTTGTGTTGTAGTGCCATTCGTAGGTTTCTCTGTCGTAAGCCACAGCACCCGCATCAAGCTCCCTAGAATGCCCCACTGCGAGCACGAGGTTGCGTTCCTGTGCGCTTTTAGAGATTTTTGGAGTGTGACCTCCAGAATTATCCAAAAGGCTCTCAGAATCGATCCTAGAGCGTATTCCTTCAAGAAGCCGTATTGCCTCCGTTAGTTGGTCTTTTATATCCATGTGGTTGAGGGTGCTTGGTTAGCGTTAATCTTGTAGTAGGAATCCGTGAACTTCTGGAGTTGTCTTTGGATGTCCTCCTCTTTTCGTTCAGAGATCTTGATGTCGGCATCTTGGGCCATCTGTTCGACCCAGTATGCCACTCCCATAGATAGTGCGTCAAGCCTGTCATCGTGTGTTAACGCCCCCTTTTCTCGTGTCAGGCGAGACATCTGGAACATCAACTGGTATTTTAGTTGGGTCTCGATAGGATACTTCTGGGCGGTGTCGTAGTCGTTCCTGATGACCTTGGGGTCGATGACCAGCTTGTGTTGGTTCATCACGGGTTCCAGGGTGTCTACGATGCGCTTCTCCTTCTGGATGTTATGCCGAACCTCTTCGACGGTTACGGGATAAATCTTTGAGAGATAGGGCTTTAGGATCTCTACGAACATGCCGTCACCGAAGTTGCTTTCGACAACAATCACATTCACGTTGTTCATCTTGGCCTTCATCGTGAGAACCTTTAAGACGGTCTCATCGTATCCCCCTTGCATACCGCCGGCATCGGTCACATAGAGATACCCGTTGAGCATCTTTACGACTGCCCATGAGGTTTCGTCCTTGCCTCGTCCCGATGGGTCAATAGCTAACACACTACCAGTGAAGGGGATGTTATCACCGATGACCTTCATGGGGCGAAAGAAGCGATCCCCTGTGAACCCTACGTTCGGCACGGAGGCATCCCAAGCGTTCTCTGGTGATTGCGCCCAGACCAGCTTTTCGGGAGCCGTGGTGTCATCAATGTCCATGACTATTAAGTCATTGATCTTCAATGGATAACGATCCAAGTCGGACAGCTTGGGGTCCAACATGAACTGCATGGCGAACCCTGATTTACCGTAGGAAGCTTCACGCTCTGCTAGGTCAATCTCAGAGAATCGTGTGGGTTCTGTGGGGCTTCCGATAAGGTCATCATCGATGCACGAGGACGCTATGTTACCTCGGTAGATCTTCTCGGACTTCTCCACACCGATCTTCTTCGCCGGCCAAATGCGAGTCTCGTAGTCCCTTTCGAGCATCTTGTTGTAGATACTGTCCTCGCACTGTGGAGTCCCAAGGAACAGGATTCGACTGTCATCGTTGGGCTTAAGGATAGCTTCAAACTCCTTGACCTGTTCCGAGAGCTTATCCCGCATGGATTGAGTTGCGGAGTTGTTGGGGACTTCCACGTCATCAGCCACAATGATGTCTGCACGGCTACCAGTAAGCTGTGATGTTATACCGAGGGACTTGACGCTGGGTGCGTGTGAGGCTTGCGCTGGGCCAACATCAAAGGAGATCTTGGAGAAGCGTTGCTTGTCGTTGGGCTTTAGGTGTCCAAGGATCTCCATCTCGTGAATGAGTCGGAGGGTGAACGTCGAGAAGTCATCGGCGCGGTTCTTGGATGCGGAGACCACCAGGATGTTCTTCTGTGGATCAAGGAGGAGTTGATGAACGACGAAGGCTGAACAAATCCATGACTTACCTACACCTCGGAATCCTTGGATCACCCCTCGGCGTGGACCGTTCTGCATCCACTCGGCTATCTCGTATTGGATAGGAGTAGGTGCAGGAAGTGCAAGGTGGTTCCAAGTCATCCAAAGAAAGTTTCGGAAGTCTTGGAGTTTTTTCGGAAGGTCGCTCATTCGTTGACTACTTGATCAGTCGGATCGTCAAAGGGAAGGATGTTAACGAGGTTTTCCATAGGTGATCCCTTGGTGACTGCTGCGCTGATGTTATTGTCTTTAAGTAGCTGTCGGGCAGCGTTTAAGAGAGCAGGGGTGTCGTCTCCGCTTTGGATACGGTCGATGAAGGTGTCAATCAAGAGATCCTGGAGACCCTCCATTTTAATGCTACGGGATTCTTCTTTCATCGTTTTCTTAGGGCGTGGTAAATCTTAATCACCATGTATGTTAAGGTGGTTAATCCTACGGCGATAGCGACTAATGTGTTCACTTGTTCAAGGGTTATGTTAGCGATCAATCCGGTGACCCCGATCATAGGTGTGTTAAGATTTGGGTTCATGGATTATTAAGGATTCGGGTAGGTGCTTCCGAAGACCACGAAGTTAATCTTACGGTTTGTTGCGTGAGCAACATTGTCGGACTCGATTACAAAATATCCAACCTCTTTCTGTTTAATGAAGTTACGTCCGTCCATCCCGCTGGCTCCTTGCATTGTCGTTACAACTGTGTAGTTAGTATCGAATAGGTCTGTATCAAAATAAATCTTTCGAGTTTTGTTTGCGTTGGCCTCTGCTTCGGTTGCAGTAACGTCTACATTATACGACCCAGCCTCCAAGCTATCCGCTCCGGTTGCGTCATACTGAATAACACCATAAGCTCTTGGCGAGAACGGACTATTCTTAAGCACATCAGGAGTCACCACGCCGGCAGCACTTTGTCCTTCCATTTGGGCTTTACTCGCAGGGGCGACTTTATCGTAGGTTACAGCATCGTTGGCGATCTTTGCTGTGATGACTGCAAGGTTTTCCAGTTCGTTTGCTGTAACTGCCTCTGTTTCAAGTTTTTCTGTTGTTACTGAACCTGCTGCGAGTTTTGGTGTCGTGATGGCATTGGTCGGAATCTTTGCTGAAATAACCGCATCATTGGCAATCTTGTCGGAAACCACGGCATTGTTTTGAATCTTTGCTGTTGTAACTGCGTCATCTGACAATGCGTTTGAACCAACACTCTGTATTCCACCTCGCGTATGCCCAGCGTCTTCATTCATTTCCTGCGTGGCAAACAGGTTTTGCTTATAGGCAAGATTAAGATCTTCTGCGTTCAACACTGCACCATTGGTGAAATCAACGAGTTCGGTTGTTGAGGTTGCGCGGAAGACTCGGATTTGGTTCGCTGAGTGGTTGTTGATTTTGCTAAGATCACTCCAGTTTGTTGAAGTGCATGTTACAGTCTTATTAGCAAAGTTCAGTGTGTAATCCGTGTCTTTGATAAGTGTCAGCTTTTGAAATCCTTCAGCCGCTGATGAGTTGATAACACACACTTCAATATCGTCAGCACTTAAGGCTTCTAGGGAGAAGGTAATAGGGTTAGTCCACTCGGTGCGGTCTGCACTTTCTAGCTGATAATATGACAGGGCGGTTGTTGTTGTTAAAGCCATGATGTTTTAGAGGGATGGGATTGGGTTTATTGATTGTCCGGTTCGGAGTTGATAGTTACGTTGTTGCACCTGTTTAACAGTTTGTTGCAGTTCTGGAAACTCTTGAATAACAAGGCGTTTGGCGACACTACGATACCTTGTGATGACTCTCTTAGCAAGACGCACTCGGGGATCGGTGTCACCTTCACCACCTCCAAATTGCTGGAAGTTCTGTTCGGCTTGTTTGTATGCAGGTGATTTGAACAGTGCCTTCAATGATTGGCGAAGGGTGCGTCCGTAGATCTTGTGTTCACTGGTGAGTTCCAACATGCGGTCGTAGGCTTGCCTTCCATCAGCGTTGTAGAACTCTCTCATGTCCGTCTCCTTGCCCTTTGTCCAGTTGGTTTGAGGCATCGAGAATCCATAAAGAAGTCCTTGGATCTTTTCATCCACTAAGTCGTTTTTGGTGGTTTTGATGTAGATTGGATTCATCATTCCAAATACTCCGAGTGGGTTCTGCTTGTAAACCGCTTCACCAAGGAAAGTTCTCTTTGGGGGAACTCTTTCTTCGGCAACAGGTAATTTACGCAAGATCGCGTCTCCAAGTGTCCGTGACTCGCGGATCATCTGCTCACCGTCTACGTTCTTGATTTTATCAATGAACATAGGGACTGCCATCGCAGAGGTGATGTCCTTGAACGTCTTCGGTATGTAAATGTCCGGCTCTTGAGTGATGTTAAGAATGTTGTTAATACCGCGAAGGAATGACTTGTCCGTCATGTTCTCAGCCACTGTGAAGGACAACGCTGAAAACAACTCGGCAAAACTTTCGCTGTCATCAGGGTTCATCTTTGTGAACTCCGCTGCGTCAGCGATAAGACCGATCATGGTTGCCAACGGATCTACTCGTTCATAACTAACATACGTCTTTGAGCCGTCTTCACCCTTCATGACGAACGAGTAAGGTTGCCATCCGGTCGCCATTAACGCTTTCCGTTCCTTTTGGTTTCTTGGCCCACCCCCAGTGATACGGTCACCGTGTTGGGAGGCAAAGTAAATCATAGCCCCTGTGGAAGCCACTGCGGTTGCATAACGTCCTCTTGATGCTGCTTGCTCCATAGGAGTGAGTTCAGCCCATTCCTTCATTCTTGCTTCTTTGGTCTTTTTAAGAACGGGAATCATTCCATCAATCATTGCGCCTGGAAGTGTGCGTCTCCATCCGAAGTGAAGGATGTTCATGGGAGTGCTTACGAACGGCATGATGAACTTAAACACGGGCATGTGGTTCAAGCCTTGTTTGATGAGTTGAGTGAACTTACCTGGTTCATCAGTGAAGGTGCTTTCACGGGCAAACTTTTCAGCCGTGCGGGATAAGGTGTCAGCATTAGTTTTATCCGGTCCTAGCTCCTTAAGGCGGCCTTCAATAATCTCTGCAACTCTTTGTTGGAACTTGATGGTAGCTTCGTCCGATGAGCGGCTAAGACCTTCGTCGTTGGCTTGCTTCACTGCTGCCTTCATCATCCTAGCTTCCGAGTAAAGAGATCCGTCCTTGTTGAACATCTTTTGGACATTCTTACGAACGTATTCTTCTACTTCACCATGCGGAATCTTCTTGGCGATTGCGTCAGCCGTAAAGTGAGTCCGAAGATACTTCATGGTTGCCATTGTTTTGTTGAATGAGTCAACCGATCCATTGATCCTGTTGGGGAGCCTTGTAAGGAAGTTAATGGTGTCCATCACTTTCGACATCGGTTCGTTACTCAGGAAGACGTTTTTGAAGTTGGCAGATGCAAACGCGCCGAAGTCATCACCTTCGTCAAACATCCTTTGCCCTCCTAAGAGTGCGTCTTTGTCCATCTGGAGGGATGCGTTACCCATTTTGAAGGCATCGCGTGTCCCGTAGAACAGGTTGTGCATATCTAGGGATGCTTTGAAGAGAGGCATGTTACCTGTCATCAACGCGCCTGTGGCTAGCTCTAGTTGTTGAAGAGTTCTGGAAAGGATAGGTGTTACTGCGTTAAGGACGAATGTTGGAGGACCACTCAGGAGACTTCCTGTGAACCACTGCAATCCCATATCCAGTGTCTTGTGGAACCCTGTTTTCTCTGACATGTTTGCAGCGTGCCTTACGGACTCTTCAGCTTTGCCCATCTTATCAGCGAATGTGAGACGTTTAGCCAAGGTTTTTGCGTCCCTAGCTCCTAGAGTCTGGTTGATGAATTTCTTGTATTGGGCTTCGGTCGTGATTTCCGATGCTTCAATCCTTCTTCGGGCTTCTTCTTCCCGTGCCTTCTTGATCTTTTCGATCTCCTCTTTGGTCTTCTTGATGTCGCTCTTAGGCTTCTTGAGGCGTTCTAAGGTCTTTTCCAGTTGGTTAAGCTCCTTGATCTTGTCTACCTTGCCTTGTAACTTCTCGATCTCTGCTTCAACCTTAGAAATCTCTTTGTTGTTGTTCTTGAGGTTGGCTAGTCTTTTTTGCAGACCATCTCTTTTGTCCTTGGCTGTTCTAGCTTCCTTAACTTGCTTAGTAAGATCCTCGATCTCCTCTGGAGCTGCTCCGTCCTTTTTAAGTTTAGCAAGTTGGCGTTGGAGAGTTGAATGAGATTTCCCACCGGCGGGTTTAAGACTATCAATCTCCGCTTGGAGTGAGCTTGTGTCCATCTCTTCAACCTTCACTTTATCTTGAAGGTCTTTGAGTCGTGTTAACTGAGTAACATCATCCGTAGCTGCTTTCACCTTGGCTTGAAGATCCACTTCCGTCTGATCCACTTCGGTCTTCTTCTTCTTTGCGCCGGCTTCGCCAGCTTCGCGTGTCTTTAGGTAGTTATCAAGATCCGCTTGGGTTTCCGTCACCGCATCCTTTGCGGCTTGAACGTGAGGCGATATGTCAGCATCCTCGGCCAGGTCTTTGATCTGACGCTCAAGGATTTTTTTGGTTTTACTGTTGCGTTCAACCCCTTGAAGAAACTCTTCGCCTTCAAAAGCATCCTTGTAGTTCTTGGTGAACGACTCCACATAACCATCCAAGGCTTCTGTCGCGTTGACCACGTTCGACTTGCGTCTCTGGGAAAAGGCAAAACTCAACCCAGAACCGATGGATGAACGATGCGCCATGTAGTTCCTTAGCTGCGCCTGTGCGGAGATAAACTGAACCTCTAAACCTTCTACCTCTTTTGCGGATAACCCTTTGGACTTGGCGTTTGTTATCTGTTCAGCCAACCCAATCATCTTGTTCGTGCTTACTTGCATCCCCTGGGTGTAAACATGTTGGTGTAACATCACGGAACGGATCGCTTCAAACACATCATCTGCTCTAGTCCCATCGGGATTCTTTAGTGTGATGTTCTGGAGTGCGCTCTTATAAATCTCAGGGTTTCCACCTGTAGCTGTCTCACGCGCACGCATGGTGGCGAACACTTCTTTTAAGTTATCCTCAGTGAGTGTGGGTAGTTCTTCTTCTAAGTTTTTAGTGATGCCATTAACGACATCTCGGATTTTACTAAACTTATCTGCGCCTAATAGTGCTTCAAGTGCGTTAGCGTTGTTTATAAGGGCTTCTGGTCCTCCAGTATAACAGGGTTCACTCATGATTGTTGATTGGTATTATTATCCGCTTATTTACACTCTGGGTATTTCGGAGTGATGCTTGTTGGGTCAGTCTTTGTGTTAGGGCTTCCTTGGTAATCTAGACGAGACACTGACATTTGAGTTTGAACTCTCATGGTCGCTTCGGGTAGTAGTTCGTCGGTTTCTTGCACCAACCTAAGACCGTCCTCAGTTGCTAGTCCAGTGTCCACTAGAGCGTGTTTAAGCTCCTTGTCAGCAGCATCTTTAGCGGCTATCGAAGCAGGGGTTCCATCAAGTTGTTTTCCTTTCTTAAGAGCCTTTACGCTTTTGATAAGGACTCCTCCGATTGCGCCTAATGCGCCCCCTTCAATGACGTTCTTCATGCGTCCCTCAAAGGCACTGTCCTCTTCGTTTGACTGAAGGTATTCTGTGATGGCGTTACGGGTTGCATCGTGTCCCACAAGGAAGTCACTAAGTCTCGCCTCATGTTCGTCGAAGGAGATGAAGTCAGCAGTGGCTCCAGCCGATACGGTCTTAACACCCGATACAAGTTTACTGCCGGCTCCAAAAGCCTTGGCTCCTTTCGCGGCTAGTCCAGCAACCCCAAGACCAGGAATCAGACCTAATCCAAACTGAGTGATACCTTCAACCAATCCTCCCACCATTCCTTGTGGGCGATCAAAGGAGCGTTCCTCCCATTCTTCTGGAAGGGCATCAAACAGAACCATATCAGCAAAGCCAATGAGTGATCTACCGAATCCTTCAACACCAGCCAAAAGACCAGTCCCTACGTCTTCAAGGAATCCCACATCATCAGGAGCGTCTCTCTTCATCTGCTGGGCAGTTTGAAAGCGGTCGAGATGGGCGTAATCCTCATCAACCTCTTCAAATGTTGAAGCCTCTAGGGAGTTAGGAGCAAGGAATCGTGGGCTTTGGAATAAACTTCGGGAAGCAAAAAGACTCATGTTATTTGTTGTGTGGGGTTACTCTTCGAGATTTCCGTAGACGGACTCAGCGAGTTTGACTTGGTTTTGAATGAATGCCTCTAAAGATATACCAGAGTTTTTTAGGAGCGCACTGTGGATGCGTCTGAAATCGTCATCTTTACCTTGTTGTTTGTATCTGGTAATGGCTCCGAGGTTAAAGATGCGTTCTTTGGTTGCAGCAGCGGTGCTGAAGTTGTCGAATTTATTGTAGTCAATGGTCCACGGGACTTGCCTTTGGTCGGCTTTTAATAACCTAGGTCCGGTTGTGTATTCGCCGTCCTCCCGTCCCCCATCCGTAAGCGCACCGAAACTTATCCCAGAATACCTCACGAGTTCTAGTTCTCTTTTAAGTTCATCGTCATATACGTCCGTTCCGTAAATCTTATCCAACGTCTTCCCCACTGCTTCTAAACGTGCAGGTCTCCTAGCTTCCGCTTCAAGGCCGGACATAAGTTCCAACCTTTTCAATAAAGGATTCTCTTTAAGCAATTTAGATGCGTATTTGTTTTTAATAGCATCATTTGTTATGTTAAGGGGGTAGAAACGAGGACGCTCGTCACCCACCTCTGAGAATTCACCTGTAACACCCAAATATTCTACCTTTGCCGATTCTCCTTGTTGAACTGGTAGTCGTTTAGATGTTATTTCCCCTTTCGTATTGAGCAAAGCGTCTCCGCTGGCTAAACTTCTCTTGTAGTGTCGTTCAGACATTTCTGCTTCCACGGATCTCTCCAGCCTCTTCTGAGCTTCCTCATCTGACACGGGTGGATTTTGAGCCTGTCTGCGTTTAACCGCATCTTGGAAGTATTTTCCTAATGCGTCATCAAGGAATCCTTGAGCGGTTTCAGATACATCACCACGGAATTCTGTTTGATTCGGGACGTTCCCCGCACTAACACTATCACTCCCTAAGAAGAGATCACCTCGTGGACGGTCGATGTAGGATTCTATTGTGCTCATCTCAGCTTGTAGAGCAGCATCACTTAAGATATATTCCGTCTCTGGTCTGAATTTCATGCCGGTTATCTCTCCATATTGGTTCTTCACTTCCATAAGGAACATTGAGTTGAACTCTGCGGGATCAAGACCAGAAGACTCTCGCGCTCTTTCAGTTGATATTCCTTTCTGTAGAAAAGTTCGCTTTGTGGTTTCGTAAGTTTCCAAGAACTCCTCTGTCTTTTTGTCTTTTGCTGGGTCGGAGAAGTTCTCGTAGATTCTCTCGCTTCCACGAAGACGGGCGATCTCTTTGTCGTAGAATTTGCTTAGTTCAAGCTGTTCTCTAACACTGAAACCTAACTCGGGGTTATCAAGGTCTGCACGTTGTTGGCGGTAGTAGTCTTCGTAATCCTCGGTCTGGAAGTCAGACAATGCTCGTGCATCGTTATAACGGGTGATTTCTTTTAACTGGTAAGAGTCAACCTTCTTTTGGTCAAACTCCCCTTCGTCAGCTTCAAGAGCGCGTTCAAGACGTGCTTCTGCGTTTTGAATTAACCTCATCCCAGCGGAGGATCTGTTGATTGGTCTTCCGTTGATTTTGAGATCGCCGCTTTCCATTGCCTCTAAGACTAGATCAGCTTCGCTATGGCGTTCATCCTCAACCAGCATGTTGTATTTTGCAGTAAGGGCTGGGATTAGTGTGTCTTCGATTTGGAACCTGTCCAATCCTGCTGCTTCTCCTTGTGATCTAGCAAAATCAAGAGCGTATTGAAAGTTGTCTAACCATATCTGAGAAGGATCAAACTTAGCTGCCTGACTTACGGCTAACACACTATCAATCTGATCTGTTGGTATATCTTCAAGATTAATTCCCGCTTGACTCAAGAAGTTCGTCTCTAATGCTGCAAGAGCTTCTTTTATTTTGAATTCGTGTTTACGACCTTCGATACTAGCGTTTACCTTTTCAACATATTCGGGAACTATAGCCTCCATGTATCTATTGTGGCGTATTTCCATCCAAGGTTTCCCTTTGATTGTCTCCATGATGCCTGGGTCGAGAGATCCTACCAATCTACCTTGAACGTGAGCTTTGATGTCATCTGGTGAGTTAAACTTTAACAACTCCGCGTGAGACATACGGTCGAACTCGCTGGAAATATTTGTGAGCGTTGGTGTGATGTTAGCGTCAGCAAGTCTCTTGTAAGCTAACTCTTGATACGCTTTATCCGCTCCTAGCCATGTCAGGGTTCCTTCAGCGTCAGCGTCTCCGTTTTTAACTTTAGCTTCTAACTCCTCAAGGGATATTTCTTCCGCTTGTCGCGCTCCTGATGCCGCACTTATGTTACGCGCCTGTCCTAGTAGTTGAGGAAGCTCAGATAACGCACGGGATAGTTCTAAGGCTCTATTGTCTCTCGGCGTTTGACTTACAACAACATTGTAGTTCCCCATGCGACCAATAGTAGGAGTGAGAGGGACTTGTCCAAGATTAACATCTACAGGGCGTCGTGCCGCGTTATTGAATAGGGCTGAAAGTGCTTCTTGCTGAGTCATAGAAAAGTGTTCTTTTTGTAGGTGTGTTTGTTATGCGGGTGGGATTACTGTCCCAGGAATAGGCGCGATTCCTCCTACGGGGGTTTTAATTCCTACGTGGGGTAGATCATAAGGTCCCACAGGCGCTCCAGTGTTAACGATTGGATATTCTGAAACACCCCCACCAACGGGATCTCCGTCGAGAGCTTTAGCAGCAGACTCAGGTGGACTCATCCCTTGCATGGCTTGCGACATTGACATCCCCGCTTTAAGACCGCTAAGACCTGCTGAAAGAAGGCTGGCTTGCTGGATCGGACGATTAATCCGAAGCTGGTTCATCATTGTTCGTGATGCTTCCTCCTCCAAGGTGAATGCGGATTGAGTCGCTTGTAGATTCGTCTGGCGATCCTCGGAGAACTGATAACGTGCTTCTTGGGCTGCGAGGTCTCGCTCTAACATATCCAAGGTGCGTCCTGCTACGCCTCCCTCTGTGAGGGCACTGAGTGTAGTGCTGGACTTTGCAGCCATCCCTTTGATCTGTGCTGCGTCTTTACGTTGTGCTCGTGCGATGCTCTCTTGAGCCTGTCTAAGACGAACAGCGGTGTTTGCTTTTCCTGCTCTAATCTGTTCAGCAGCAGAGGCTTGAGCTTGAGCTTTTTCTTGAGCATTAGCAGCGGCTCTTTGACCAGCGTATGATGTTATAGCGGTTAAGCCACCTACAACGTAGGGGACAGCGGGAAGACACATAATAATGTTATTCGTTGGGGTGTATAGTAAATAAGGAGAAATCGTTTTCTTTTGGCTCTTCAACGGTAGCACCGCACCATTTCAACCAGCGTAACGCATGGGTGTTCTCGGTGTGGACCTCGTTGACACAAGGAAGTTGGTAGTGGTTAACAATAAACTTAACCCACGCTTTGCTCGCTTTGGCGAACTCCCTGCCTGATTCTTTAATCAAGTCATCCGTGCAAAGCAACCATATGTAATTGGAGTCATTAGGCATCAAAGGGCCAACCCCGAAGCAAGCCAAAGGTTTCTTGGTTTTGTTGGAGCAGATAGACCATGTATGGAAATCAGTCTCTAGGCCGGCGCGTATAGCGTCTCTAGGGCGAGTCCCTGAGCTTAACAAACACTCCAGCTTGTCGATCTCCCGCATGTTATCACCTACGTCCTCGATGTCACTTGGGAGTGCAGAACGGATGTAGACGTTTTTATATTCTAGTTGAACGGGTGTGGACGTTGGCTTCGTATTCACAGGACTGGAAGTTGGCGGTAAAGGCACTTGAATTTACAATCTTAATAACAGACTCAGGTGCTGCTGTATAGATGGAAAACCTAAACTTACCTTCCTCGGAAGCTCGTGACCCCAGCGCATCTACGTTGATGTTCAAGGGACTATACGAATAGATTCTCTTGTCACGGGCGCGTGGTGTTACCTCGATTTGGAACGCTGAAGCATCCGAAAAGAACAACGTGCCATTCCGAAGGATCAACCGAGCGAGGCCCGAGGATGTCGGAGGGTTTCCTTGTTTGAACACAGGCTCACTCAAGGTGCATTCCATGTTGTATTTAAGACCAGAGAAGCATGTCTTGTAGAAGCCCTGGATGGTGGCGGTGTTGTTGTTAATTGAAACAATGTTCAGTTTCCTTCCATCCAAGTCATACACCTCAACTACATCTCCACTCTCAGGGACGAACCCGAGGTCGATGGTGATGTCCACTGCGTCAGTAACAACAGTCTGGTCAAAGGTGTGCTTCTTGAGAAGATCAAGGTGAACCGTAAAGCCTCCTGTGGTGTCGCTCTCCAAGCGTAGCTCTTCAAACTTAACCTCAGAGATCACTGACTGTCCGGCCTTGTCGCCTACACAGAACAACGAACTCTTCATGAAGTGCATCCCAATAACATCAAATGGCATCGTTAGCTTGCCCCATGAACTCAGGACTTTCTCTCGTCCGTTAAAGAAGTATTTGTAAAGGTAGATGTCCGTGCCTCCTGTGGCGAACGCCAAGAGTTCCTCTGAGGATGTCCCAGCAGCAAATAACACATCTCCTTTAGGAATATACGCTGGGATCTGTGTGGTGATCTCATCGGAGTCATAGACATCCGTGGTGGCGTTAAGGCTATACTCTTGGACTCCAAGGAACTCTCCACGCTCATACGGAAAGTAAACATACGATCCTACTGCAAGCGGGTCTGCGGTGGTGTCCGAGTTGTAGTTCGTGATGGCATTGAGTGTTACCGTGTCGTTGGTCAACGGGTCGCCTTTCAAGACGAACTGACCACGGTTACCAAACAATAACAAATTCTCTTGGAATGCTACACTGCTGCGGAGGTCAGTCACGTTAGCGGTGGCAGATGTTATGTCAATCGGAGCGGTGTCCAGAAGAGTCCTTACGGTGGTCCTAAAGAAGTTGAATAGTTCAGCAGCCTCGGACAACACGATGATATCCTGGAAGATGAACCCAAAGCGGTTCTTGAAGAAGACCATGTTGTTGATCGTCTTGCCGACAAAGGAAGGGAACGGGTTGGTCTCATCGTCGCCAGCTTGCCGGCGTAACCATGAGGTAGTGTTGAGTGTGAAGGTGTTAAGAGTGGTGTTGACCAGTTGTAAAGGAAGAGTGTTAGCGTCAAAGGCAACTTCAAGGTCTGGGCCTACGTCTTCAACCCATCCACCTTCTCCGAATGCTTGTCCATCGTTACTCTCAAATCTAAGGTAGTAGTCATCTTCGTTAGCATCAGCGTCCCCTCGGACTGCCACACGGAATCCATCAGGTGCGCGAACAGGAAGATCACTGAGAGCATCCACCTCTTTATGGACGAGTCCTAATCCAGATCCGTTGAGACCGTCGAAGGCTTCCACATAGAAGTCCCTTCCGTCATTGCGGTTTATGATGATTGAGCCGTCCTTAAGGGTGAATGAATATTTAGAGGTTACGGCTGCGTTGTTTGTGTCTGCTTGTGTGTAATGTGCCGTTTGGCTTTGGTTAGTAAGAGCAAGGTAAAGTTCGTTAGCGATGTTTGTAGAATCAGCTACTTGTTCTTTCGGGCTGCTGTCAGACTTAGCAGTAACAATAGAGACTTCCTCATAAGGAGCCGAAGAGCTAGAAGAACTAGGAAACTCAGAGAGTGTCTTGTGAGGTTGGGTCTCTGGAGCCGTGGGGTCTATTAAGTTGGTGTAATAATAAATAGTCTGTCCTGGATGAACCAACTCTACGTTAGTAACAGAACCACCTTGAATAGTGGTAACAATCTCAGGACGGACTTGCCAATCAACACCAACAAAATCCAAAGTAGGCGTGTCATCATCTGCGTAACCTGTGCCTCCTGAAGCAACCTCAACAGACTTCAAGCGGTAGGAACGATTTTGAAGATTAGCTGTAAAAAACCCTTTGATGTCAACTGCTTCCCAAGTCAGCGTGAAGGTTGCTCCCGAACCAGTGAAACGTCCCACTTCACGGAACTTAAGACCATACTTCTTACCAAAGTCACCTTGCTTGATGAATACCAAGGCGCGTGACTTGTCGAGAGCTTCGGACTTCTCCGTGCCTTTGGCTACAGTCTTAGTAGTGTTAAGGATGAACGTGCTGTCTCCAAGGGTGCGAGCTTTGAGGAGCTTGTGGGAGTCTGAAGCTGTGGGTATCGTAAGGTAATTGTTATTGATGTTATAACCACCAGTAACACCCTCAATCGTTGCCTCCGCTCCTGTGTCCACATTGAACGCCCTGAGAACACCTTGTCGGTCGCTCTGGCTTCTGTGTTCAATAACAACCACATACCGTTCGGTCGCACTGCGTTCGATGAAGTGAACCATGTCTCCTTTGTTGAAGACGTTCGCATCGGTCAGCTTCTTGATGAGCCGCGCTGGTGGACGCTTGGTTAGTCCCTTGGTGACTGTAGGAAGAGCATTAAGTTGATCCTCGCATTGACCAGGAATCCTGACCCGAGGAGACTGTTGGCTTACTCCTTGAATCAGGTTGGGGACGGATGTGGTGATGTTAGCCATGTGTTAATGATTACGCAATGTCGGTTCTCCGGTTGATCCCAATGCGACTTGCGGTGTCGTAGTTGTCAAAGATGGTGCGGTCTGAGTTGGTTCCTTCGGCTTCTTCCATAGCTGATTTAGCCATGATCTCATCTCGATAGATAAGTGCTTCAATCTCACGCGAACCAACAATCCTGTTGGAGAACATACGGGATGCCTTGAGCGTGATGTAACGGCGGGTCTGTTCGGGAAGCTCAGTGAAGTCGAGAAGGAAGGTGATGTCTACCTTGATCTCATCAATGGTGAAAGTCGTTGTGTAGTCCTTACGGTTGAACAGTTTGTTTCCGCGTTGAACCACATCGTGTGTGTTGTCTACAGCATCTACTTGAAGGACGTTCTCGGGTAACTCAATCTCGTTGGATGAGTTCGCCTCAAGTTTGTAGTCCTTAGCTGTATTGAAATGCCACCCTTCTTGTTGAACCTCACGAGAGACTTCATCAAGAATACCTTTAGCTAGTGCCGCTGACGGTGGCAGGGCGGTTGTATCCGCAATGGAGTTAACAGGAGATTCCGCGATGTATCCCAGCATGGTGTTAACCGCATTAAGTTCAGAAGTCAGGGTAGCCATAGTTGTTGTTATTATAAAAGAAAAAGTAAAGGGAAGGTAACACCCCCATCCCCCGAAGGGGACAGGGATGAAAACCTTGGTGTGGTATTAGTCAGCGTCCTTGATTTCAAACGCAGCTTCGGGACGAAGAACACCGTGGCCCATTGCATACTTAGCAACGAACAGGGTTCCTTGAAGCTCAAGTTTGTAATCACTCTCGGTAGCGAGGTCAAGCAGCTTGACGGTTCCGACAGCAGACGGGTGTCCACCAATGATGAAGGTCTTGGAGAGGTCACCGTTGTATCCGGTTCCGCTTCCTCCGAAGACATCGTTACGGGCACTATCGTCATCCTGGTCCTGTGAAGCCTCCGCGACTGCAACGTCAGAGAGGTGGTTGGACTTGAAGATGCGAAGACCAGCAACCATTGGGAGTGCGCCAGTAGCAACGTCACCACGACCACCGAAGTCACGGTTGATTACCTCTTCGCCAGACTGGAGAAGTTTGTAGTAATCAGCCGGCTTCAAGATAGCGTAACGCTGCCCATCGTTCGGGATGTCGTTCTCATCCAACTTCTGAGCAGCTTCAAAGAGCTTCTCCTGGATGACAGCAGCACTGAAGTCAGCAGCCTCTCCTCCGTCGATAGCGATGCCAGCTTTGCCTCCAGTAATAGTGGTAGCAGAACGAGCAGCAGCAACGAGAGTCTTCATGGTCGCGACATCGAAACGCTTGGCAAGAGCCTTACCGAGTTCCTTAGCGTAAATGCTACGGACATCGTAATGGTTCTTAAGCTCATCAATGTTAGCAATGAAGGTGGAAGCAAGGAGAACATCATCAATCGTGATGACCTTCTCAGCGTGCTTAACAGTGCTAAGATAGCTGTTTCCAGCGTCAGCAATGTTTTCTCCAGCCGTGTGGTATTTAGCAGTCGCAATTCCAGTTACAGGGAACTGAGCAGACTTTCCGTTAGAGATGGTGCGGATCGTGTGAAGACCCTTCATAACATTCATCTCTTCAAAGGTGGTCAGGATTTCTCCTGAGAACACCTTCAAGAACAACGCTTGGGCATCGTTAGCCCCGTTGATTTGTCCCAATCGGGACGCAGTAGTATTTCCGTTAGCCATAATATATGGTTTCTATTTTTGTTTTTGGTTTAAGGGTGTCCTCAATCAAATTTATCCAGTGGTCGGGTTCAGAGTTATTGATTGTCCACCTCGGTGGGTCTCATCTTCGGCCTCGTTACGGAGTCTATCGTTATGATGACGGTTGTTGTTTTAACACCACCAAGCTAGTAATGCAGCTTGTAACAATGGTGAAAGTTGTATCTTCAAAGTCATCTATGTGGGTTTGCCACGAAGCGACTGTGATGTAGTGTGCGCCCTGGTCGATAACACAACCATAGACGGTGCATAAAATTGGACCATCCTCGCTGTCTTGCGCGTGGTCTAAAAAGTATATTTGAACGATGTCCCCTACGGTTACTTCTTCCGTTTCACACGGGCACTCGGGGTGTTGGCAACAAATTGCTTCCCTTTCGCGCCAGCACGTTTCTTCTTCTTCGCAGTTGCCGCACGTTGAGGGATGCTTAGGGATCTCGCTTTCGATAATGGAAGACATCTGTCTGGGTTCTTTTTGTTCTTGGATGTTCCGCATTCGCCTTTGATCTTTCCATCGGTTCCAATACGGACCCAGTTCTGGTTTCTCCACTTAGCTAGCTCACCCACGGTTCTTCTTCTTTTTAATTGTTAACTTCGACTTCGACTTCTTGCCTTTCCCGTAGTTCGGGTCTTTGCAATACTTGGAGGCTGCCATGTTAGCGTAAGCACTCGGATACTTGTCGAACGTGCGCTTTGCCCATGATATTCCTTTGGGGCATATCTTAGCCATCGTGTGATTCAGAACTTGAATTAAATAACAACACTACTTTCAACCACCCTTGGTCTTCTTCAGCTTCAATCCAGAGCGTTTGGCTGCTTTCTTTGCGGCTTGCTTTCCTTCGGCGGTATATGGGTATTTCTTCTTTCCTACTTTGGGCATGGGGTGTTGTTGTTGTTATTGTTAAAAATTATCAGCACTTCCACCTTCTCAGTGCCAGAGCTTTCCTGGTGGGGCGACCTTTAGTGTCCTTCATCGGTCCTTTAACACCTGACATACGCGCACAAAAAGACCGCTTCCTTGGGCCTCCCTTTGGTTGCGGTCGTTTAAGATTACTACCTGTTTTTTGGTTGTAGTATTTTCTCCCTTTCTCAGTCAGTCCTCCTTTTTCGGACTTGTGTTCTTTTCTAAGGGACAATCCTTTTCGTTTAGCGGGCATCGTTCTCTAGGTCGTTGATGTAGTGAAGTATCTCCCCCAATGTTCTCTTCTCTTCGGGACTGAATTGGTGTTGATCCAGCTTCTCTAAAAAGTAGGGGAGCTTTGTCGGACGAAGAGTCGGAGCGCATCCAGTCATCAATAACATCACGCATGTCGCTATGCCGGCGACGATATAACTCTTCTTCATAGCTGTCTAAAAGACCGCGAAGTGCCTCTGCTACTTTTGGGAATGAGATAAGTAGTTTTATGAGTAGTAGAGACAGCTTCACGGCTATAAGTGTTAGTCCTTTGCGCGCCCGATGTTCAGCGCAAGCCAGTCAACGATGCGATACGCCTTGCCAACCCAAGTGTCATCTGCGGGTGTAGGTGTTAACGCAGCGATAGCACTAGCGGCTGTTACAATGGCGGTAGCAATCCCGATGAGTTCTGTAGAGTTCTCCAGGATGTAGTTAATAATGTTAGACATATTGTTGTTGTGGTTATGGGGTTACGGCAATGCGAGCTTCAACACTTCTACGGTAGCCTTCGTCGTTCTCATAACGAGGATCAGCCATTGATTGAGTCATCTCGTAGCTTGAACCAAAGGGAACAGCAAGTGCGTTACCAGCAGTGCCTCCTTGGACAAGAGCTACAGGATCTCCTCCGTCAGCCACAAAGCGAGCATAGAGACCTCGGATAGCCATCGCAGCAGCATCCCTGTCTCCACTCTCTACGGTGTTGTTGTAGACCTGTTGTTCTTGATCGGTAAGAGCGGTGGATGCCCAGTCGGACATAGCCTCGTAGTTGTCTTTTCCTCCGATCTCCGCTTGAAGAGACTCTTCTTGCTGGGCTTGGAGTGCCTCAAAACCTTGGACATATGTGTCAACAACATCCCTGCTTAATCCAGCTTCTTCAAGACTTTGGTAAGCGGAGTCGGATAACGTCCCATTCTCGTAGTATTCCTCAGATGCGGCTGAAACGACCTCACCCATTGCGGGTGCAGCTTCAGCTTCCTCCGAGTTTTCTTCGGACTGTTCTTTGTTGTTGTTATTTTCGTGGAAGCGTTGCTCCAGTTGTCCATAGGCTTCAGCCATAGATTCTGGGGTATCGAACTTCTCGGGGAGCCACTCAGGGCGTTCCGGTGTTTCCGTTGGGGTTTCCTCGGGTGGTGTCTGCTGCTGCTGCTGCTGCTGGTCGCGTTGTTCTTGCGCTTCCTCTTGCATCGCGGCTTGCTGTTCCAAAGAGATGTTCTCCTCGGGGGTCGGGTCGTTGTATGTTACGGATTCCATTACTATTCAGGTGGTTCAACCTCCGGCATATTACCCGCTAACGCCTGATCATTCAAGGCTTTAATACCAGCGGGGCCGAGCTTCTCACTGAGAGCTTGCATTTGCGCCATCTGAGCTTCCTGTTGCATCTGCTCTGAACTCTTGATGAGTCCGTCAGTCTTGATGCCGAGAGCGGTGGCGCGTCTTTTGAAATAGTCTTCAACATTAACAAATTGTCCAATAGCCTGGGGTCCAACCACTTGGGCAGCACCAGCAAGGAAGAGATCAAGTTTAGAGAGATCGTTACCACGACCAAGAGCCTCTACACCTGTAACAATCACAGGCTTCACGAGGTCTTTAGGAAGCTTAGGAAGCGTCTTCTTCTTTTGCATTACCGTCATAATGCGTGTCACCAGGGGCAACTGCATCTCACTGGCAAGGAGGCTATACATCCCTCCAAGGGAAGTCTCTAGCTCTTGTGAAAGCATTCGGATCTCCTCGGCAGTAACACGTTCAGCCTGTCGCACCACACCTGATGTAAGCAAGAATGCTCCACCGAGACGGTCTTTGATGGCTTCGACTGTGACTTGAGCCGTGCGGAAATCGTTGAACTTACCAAGCTGGAGAGTGTTAACATCAGCAGCATTGCCTTGGACAATCGCACCGTTGGGGCTTTCAGCCAGCGTCCGTGCGCGTGTAGTCCCGTTGGGATTCACTAGGAATAACACCTTGGCTGCTGCGGCTGATCCTTCGACAATCGCTCTGGTCAACGCTTCAAGACTCTGGATGTCACCGAGGTATTCCTCAACGAACCCACGACCGTATGCCTCGCCGTCAATCCTAGAAAGACGCAAAGGGATGAACGGATTGCGATCCTTGGGAACCTTACCCCCAGCACCAGGAATGTTCACCCCATTAACGTCTTGGCGTATGTGCCACGATCCTTTGATCAGGCAGCATGAGGTGTAGAGATCAAGTTTGCTTTCGGCGGTATCGAGGTTGGGGTCTCCTTGGACAAGAGCCGCTTGGACATCTTCGGGAAGCGCAGAGAACGCAAGGGTTTCCTTTGTGGCAATCTTAAGGAGGTTACCCATCGGGTCTCTCTCAACAACAAACCTGTCAAGGTGGAACACACGGAGTCCTCCGCTGTCCGGTAGATAAAGGAGTGCGTTACCCGTGATGATGAGATGCTTGAGAGCTTCGTGGATTGTTACCCGATAGGCTCCGAGGCTTACCTCATCCATAACCAAACCTTCAAGGGCTTGCAAGGATGATTCGATCTCACTCAAGAGTTCCGGTGGGGTTTCCTCTTCGGCTAGCTTACGCTGGTCAGCTTGGAGGCGAAAGAAGGGAGCATTAGGGGGAAGCAAAGCTAAGAGTAGCTTCGATGAAAGATTGTTAACACCACGAGAACCAACACCACTGAAGGGAGTATCAAGGCGACTGTGGGGACCGAAGCCTTCCTCGGGCATGACATACGGAAGGGTCAGCTTAGAGCAAGCCCGTGCGCGGTCGAGGTATTGATAACGATCCCCCTCAAGGCGGGTGTATGTTTGTTGGGCGGTTTCGTTCATTCGTCAGTAGGAATGTCTGGGTTAATTAAAGAATCAGGGTTGATCTCAACGCGAGAATCGAGTCCTCCAAGAAGGGTAACCAGCTGGTCAAACTCAGGGAAGTCTCTAGGTGTTAGACCGTTTCGGAGTGGGGTGCTAAGAACCTCATCACCAGCGGGAATAAACATCTCACCTTTGTAGGCTCCGCTATAGATTGGCTCCGCTCCTGTAGTCCAGTAATAGTGCTGACCTCGGCTTTCTTGAGCCTCGCGTATGCCATCAGTGACGATAGCAGCGGTTTCGGGGGTTGTTATAAATCCAATCATGCTAATGTAAGTCCTGTAACGGTTTCCCAAAGGGTCTTAATCGCGAGCGAGCAATCTTCAGCTTGTGCT